TGCAATCGTGCAGCAAGACAACAAGGTCCAAACAGCTTTAAAAGAATTAGAAGCTGTGTCTCACAAAGGATCTTATCAAGAGTGGCTTACGAAACATAAAGTGATGCTTGAAGGATTAAAAACAAAAAATCCTCCAGCTTACGAAAAATTACTTGAAAATTTTAAAGCCGCAAAAATTAATCTGCAAACCAAAGGAGCAATCTAATATGTCAGATTTTGATATCGCAGCATCTGCTGCACCAGCAAAAGAAAAAGAAGATTTAGGAGCAGCATTTATTGCAACTAATAAAAAAAGTCCAAGTTCATACGATATGTCTGGAACAATAGTAGTTGATGGAGTTAAGCATCGTTTTGGAGCTTACCAACAAAAAGCTAGTGGTAAAGGTAAGATGCCAGAAGGAACTGTTTTTTATACTTTTTATAGAGTTGAAAAAGCAGATGATGCAACTTCATTTAATCCAGCTGATTTGGAGGCTTAATTGTGGATCCAGATAAATTTAAGAGTGTAGCAATAAATATAAAAACTTATCAGCTGCTGGAGGAACTTTCTCAAAAAAAATTTGAGATGCCAATCAGTATGTCCAAAACTGTTGAGTTCTATATTCAAAAAGCTCACACAGATTTTAAAGGTAAGGATGACAAGAAAAAATCTTAATAGGAGGCTTAATGAGTTAGAGAAATCCAGGCAAGAGGATTATGGATCATTTAATGGCAATATGAAAAAAATTGCTGCTTCTTGGTCTATAATTCTGGAGCCTTATTTAAAAAAGGATCTTCCAGGATTTTTAGTTCCTCTGATGTATGCACAAGCAAAAATAATTAGAGCAACAAATAAATTTAAAGAAGATACTTACGATGATGCTCTTGCTTATTTAGTTCAAGCACATGACATGCACAAAGAAAAATCAGAAGAGATTAATTCCGATGGGTTACTTGGAGTGGAAGTTGAACCAGGAAATAAACCATCGAGATACTTTTGAAAAAGATAATAAATTTCAAACTGAATATAAGGAGTATTTAAAAAATGAGCTCAGAAAAAAGAAACCAGAATAACATAATAAATTTTCCAGGATCTATAAATCAAGCAGTTGATGATCAGCAACAAGCAATAGTAAAAGTTTTAATAACCATACAAAATAAGATGGTTGATGATAACACTTGGCATTTAGCAACATTAACTATTCCAGAAATTAAAACATTATCAAATTATGGTGAAGCAATGGAGCTCACACCCATAATAGCAGCTAGGTTAAATGCTGTTTTAGCAACTACATTATTACGTCAAACTGTTTTGAAGGATTTAATATGAGAAAAAAAAGAGAAACCTATTTATCAATGAGTAAAGATACTTTTTTAAATGAGGCTACTGGACCTTATTTAAGATTAGATAGTACAGCATGGTATTTAAAAAAATTTAAAAATAAAAAAGTTGGATTTTTTTTAAATATGAGCAGTAAATATCAGCAAATGCCTAACAGCTGTTTTGAAGCTACTGCTGCTAAAATTCCAGATCTTAATATTCCAATAGTACAAGAACAAATTAAAAATTTTATGGAGAAAAATAATGAAACTAATTAAAGATGCAGAATACATAGCATTTTCACAAATACTAGGAGGTAATATTAGATTTTGTAGATTAAGAAATTTTAAACCTCAAAAATCTTTAGCTTATGCAATAGGAGTTTCACATCAAAACATACAAAAATATGAAAGTGGAGAAGTTGTTCCAGGAGCATTTCGATTAAAAAAGATTGCTGATTTTTATGGAGTGATGACAGATGATTTATTAAATCCAACTTTTATTCATGAACAAACAAAAGCTAATGAGCCTTTAGATAGGAGTATTCATGACAGTAATTAAAACAACTACTGGTGAAGCAAGTTTTATTATTGAAGAAAAATTTGATGATGAGGTTAAAGCTGAAGAAGGAAAGGAGCCTACTTCATCTGAAGTTAAAGATCTTGAGATTAAAATAAACAATACAAAATGGAGAAAAATTGATGAGCAATCTACCTCATGATTTACCTATAGACAGTAAGGTCCAAAGGTTAAAAAGAAGATACCAAGGATTAAGTAGAGTAGCAGCAGCTATAAATGATTTATATATTTATGGAGTATATCCATCTAATTTTCCTAATCTTACAGTTGTCCTGGAGCAAGCTAAAGATCATTGTAAGGAATTAATAAAAGAAACAAAAAAAGAAATAGCCTTTGTTGAAAATCCGAATGGATTATACGACTTAGTTTATGATGAGATAATTGAGGATGCTGATAAGGCAAAGGATAATCATAATGAGTAAGCTAGCAAACAACTTAAAAGATACGATAATATTACATACAAAACATCAAAATATTATTGCTGCATTAAATCAGAAAATAGAAAAATCAGAAAAAGAATTGCTTGAAATAAAAAATTTAGAAATTCAACATCAAAAAATTAATGGATTGCTGCATGAAGAGGTTAAGAAATTAAAAGCTGAGATTAAACTGCTAAAAGAAGAGAATAGAATTATTCGTAAAGGATAATGTATTTTTTAATTTTTAAAAAAGAAAATAAATTCATAACATACACAAACCAAGTATTCGGCAATGAAGAGGATGCTGAATTTTTTGCAAAAAAAAGTTTTAAGAAAAAGGATGAATGGAAAATCGTTTCTTATAATAAAGCGAATATCGACAAATATTGGTATAAATAAAGCTACTCACAGCCACAGAGACTGCAATTAAGCAGCCTCCATGACCTAGACTTCGTACTATTTTTTTGAAATTATTTTTGAGATTAGATTTGTGTTGGTAGCTTTACCTCTAGCTGAAGCAAGCTTCTCCTGGTCCAACTTAGAAATTGTAAGCAATTTATCTCCATAGATTTCAGCTGATGTTTCAAACTTAGTATGCCCCATAGCAGCTTTAACTTCATTTCGACCAAGCTCTGATACTGAGTTCATAGAACTAATTAGTTTAGATCCTAATTTATGTCTAAAAGTTTTAGTTGGAGCTCCTTTAAGAGAGGAAGATATTATTTTTACATGACCATCTCTTCTGCAAACTATTTCAGCCAATCCATGAGCTGCATAATTTTTCCATATCTGAGCATTTACATATTTATAAGATAGTGGTCCATCACCTCTCATGCCAGGTAAAACCCAATTATTATATTTGTGATTTTTATCTAAATATTCAAACCACATGGTAAAAAATTTAACAGCACTTTCATCCAAAGGCATATCTCGATTACTGCCTCTGTTTTTAGTTCTGTTTAAATAGCCACCTTCAGCCTGAATAAAGACACCTTTAATTTTTATGATTTTATTAGCAAGATCAACATTAGATCTTTTAAGACCAATCATTTCAGATGCTCTTAAACCTAAAATAAATAATAAACATAAGATGGCAAACCGATTAGCTGCATCTAAATCATTCCACATTTCTTGATAATTTGTATTAATCATTTTCATACATGTTTCATCATCAAGAATTTTAGTCTCTTTACGAAACAATAAAGCATCATCATTTGGAATGACATAATGATAATCAAATATAGAAAATGTTTCCATATCTCTACAAACACCCCAGCCATACATGTTAGCTTTTCTGATAAAATGTTTAATGTCTTTAACTGAGTTTTTTAGAGTTTTAAAAGGTACTTCATCATCATAAGCAGCTTTTAAATAGTTCTCCATTTCTTGCAGCTTAAATTCTGAAAGCAAAAGATTTGGAGATATATATTTTGATATACGCAAATCATACTCTCGCATGTACCTATTTAAAGAAGTTTGATTTACTCTGTTACGATCATTTTTTAGATCTAATTTCTTTTGAGCAAACTTTTTAAAAACCTGATTAAAAGTTAGTCCGCCAGGATCTTTTTGGATTGGAGTTGTAGATCCAGAAAGCTCAAGATTAAACATAGCTTGTTCCGCATCTGATTTAAGTTTGAATGGAGCTCCATCTACACTAATCGTTTTTCTTGTTTCGATTGATTGAATGATCCATTTGTTGTTCTTAGGTGTTACTCTATAGTTTTTTGTTTTTGTCATTGATATTCAATAACTTCATGAGATAACTTTCCAAGAATAATTTGCTCTAATATAACTATCTACAAGTGTTTCACTATTTTGTGTTAGTGAATAGAAGTGAAAGTTTTTTAGGAACAAACTATTTTCCGATACAATCTTGGAAAATAATAACATTTAGCTAACCTTTCTTTAGTTGTTAATTTAACAACTGGAAGGTGTTTCTAAGTTATTGATTAACAGTCAACTGCTCTACCAACTGAGCTACCGAGGAATGTTTAAAGAAACAATGTTTTATTAAACAATCTGTTGACTGTCAAAATAAATTTAGCGAAAAATTATTCACTAATTTATAAAAACACAAACCAGTCAACACCTCTTATATCAAAAATAGGAAAATCTTATATAGTTAATTCACTATATTTTGATTCACTTTTTAAGCGATAGGATAGGAGAGGAAGGAAATTTTATCTTTTTTTCTTTTTAAAAGCTGATTTCTTTTTGTGAGAATAAGCCTTTGTCTTTTTCTTTTTTTTGTACATTTTTATTCCTTGTATGTTCAGCCTTGCAATCCTTGTCTGGTGGATAGCCTGGAGTTTGTAATCTACAAAACCTTAAACCTTTAGCATTTACAACAAAGCTTTCAGTTTGAGTTCCGCAATAATCGCACTTAACAGCTATTACTAGCTTTCTGCTTTTTCGCATTTAGAATGTGTTTGATTTATTCAGATAGTCGGTCCATGTGATTATAAATTCTACCGATTTGTTTATCGATACTCATAATCTCTTCAGTAAGCATTCCGATATGAACCTCTAATTGAACAATAGTCATCAAAGCCCAACTAGATACTCCTAATAATATAGTTCCAAGTAAACCTATTAACATTGTGTTGTGTTCTCGTTTCATTTTGCAACACGACCTTTATTAATTCCATTCTTAATAATGTATTCACTTGTTCCATTATTATTTATTGAAACTTCTTTTTTTAAATTTTTAAATAGATCCATTTCTTTAAACTTCCTCTCTACTTTCTTCTTAAAAGCTTCTAAAACTTTTGTGTCTCTCATCTGTTTCTACCTCTTAAATAATGTTTAGATGGCTCATAGTTCCATCGCTTGCCAGGATGACCTCTAAGATCTGCATACTTCATTCTTATTTTAACTATAATTTTAAGGAGCTTTCTCATCTACCTTGACCTAAATATCTTTTAGTATTCTTTTGACGTTTCTCATTTTTATTTAATGATTTTTTATGTTGTCCAGGTCCTCTCTTTCTAGGCTTATCTCTAACGACAAAGTCTTTAAATTTTTTAGCCATTACTTCTTCTTTAAGAACTTAGTAATTCCAGAAGATCCAAAAGATCCACCAACAATAGTTAAAATAATTATCCAAAAATAATCTGAAGCTAACTCCAGGAT